TTGGAGGCCGGCGCAATTGAAGTTGTTGAAGAAGAAGTAATTGAAAAGCCGAAACCGACCAAAAAGAAACCAATCAATCCCGAAACCGAATTAGACGCTGAATAAAATGTTTGTTGCAAGAAGATACACCGCATTCGCTAATGCCGCAACTGATTATGTCAGTTTGGCGGAGGCAAAACAACATTTGCGTGTGACATCAAGCGCGGATGATGCATATATTTCCGGCTTGATTGCAATGGCAATCGAATCATGTTCATCTTATTTGGGTTATTCCATCAGGAAAGCGACCGCCCGTTATGCATTTGATGGGTTTACCGGCGCGCCAGCGATGATCAATCCGGTGAATGGGTTGAATATACCATCCGGAAATTATTTTCGCTTAAATAGTCGCATTTTGGCCATTTTGAAAGTTTATTATATCAATAATTCACAATCATTGACCGAATTCGATTCAAATGCATGGATTGCATCAACTGATCCCATGGGTTTATTTTCGCGCAATGTATTCATTGAAACATCACCGACATCAATCACCGATGACACCATCAAATATATTGTTGAGGTGACCGAAGGATTTGAACCATTAGGGACCAGCAATGTTGACCCCGATAAACTTTGCCCGGCATCAATCAAGCATGCGGCATTGTTGTTGGTTGGTCAATATTATGACAATCGCCAATCAATCACAGTTGGGGTCCAAAATTCACCATTGAACTTTGGGTTTCAATATTTGTTGGATGCTTATAAAATTAGTGTGTTGTCATGAACGCCGGGTTGATGGATCAATTGGTTTCTTTGCAATCTTATTCAGAAAGCATTGATTCAAACACCGGTGAAAAACTGCAAACATGGTCCGAATATGCGACCGCATGGTCAAGGATTCAAGAAGCCGAATCAGGAAGTGAAGTTGTTGATGCTGATCGAAGGGAACACAAACAAACTGTGCAATTCACCATCCGGTTTGATTCATCGGTCCTTGTTAAACACCGAATTGTTTGGGATTCAAGAAATTTTAATATTATCAACATCGCGAATGTTGATCGCGACATGTATTTGAAAATTCAAGCGGAATTGGTACAATGAAAAGAATCGAAGGTTTGGCGGAAACAATTAATGCATTGCAAAAAATTGGTGTTGAAATTGACACCGAAAAATTGCGCGCAGACATTCGCACATTGGCGCAACCGGTTATTGATTCGGCAAAATCATTGGCACCGCATGATTCAGGCCAATTGGCAAGTTCAATCGGATTCATTTCAAATTCAGATGCTAAATATAAATATACAGTTATGATTGCGCCAAATTTGCGCAGCGAACATGGATATTTGGCATTGTGGTATGAATTTGGTGGCAAGGCAGAAAGGTTCACAAAATCGGGGGCGCATCGCGGCCGGATTCCAATGCGACCATTCATGCGACCAGCATTTGACATGCACAAAAATAGAATTGCAGAATCAATCAATGAGAATATCAGAAAGCGCATTATTGATTTGGCGAAAAAACACAATATTTCAACAAAATAAAAAATAAAAAAATAATAATATGGCAACCACAGGCATCACCAATGGAACCCTGATCGCGATCTACAAAGACATCAGCGGGACCCTAACAAAAATCGCGAATGCGACATCAAATGATTTCACAATCACAAAAGACATGATCGAAACAACCAACAAGGATTCAGCCGGCGCGAAAGAGTATATCGCGGGTGAGTATGGATTCACAATGTCGGTTGAAGGTATGTTCGAAGAAGATGCATCAGTTGGCGCATCGATCAGTTGGAAAGAAATCATGACCGATTTGTTGGCCGGAACAATTGTGACAATCGTCATGACATCAAATGTCACCGGTGATTTGAAATTGAGTGCATCAGCATTGTTCAATGATTTGAAATTGACCGCCCCACAAAATGCGGTTTCAACTTTCACCGCATCGATTCAAGGAACCGGCGCATTGACTGTTTCTGTAATTTCTTAAAAAATTGCCTTATATTTGAGGCATGGAAAACAAAATTGAAATAGGGGGTGCAAGTCATCCCCTTATTTTTAATATGAATTCATTGCGCAATGTTATGTCAGATATTGGCATGGAATCATTTGCAGATTTGCAAAAGCATTTGGACATGGCAAAAACTTTGGATTTATCTTTGGTTTGTGCATTCTATGGAATTTTGGAAGGTTATGAAATCAAAGGTGAAAAATCACCATTTTCGAATGCATCCGACATTGGCCGATTGATCAAAAAATACAATGAGTTGATGCCGGCCCTTAGTGGTTTTTCCGAAGCGATCACCGATTTTTTCACAATTGAAGAAAGCGACGAAAAAAAGTAAGTGCCAGCAATGAAGGCCCACCATTGACATGGCGAAAAGTCGAACAAATTTCATTCGGCGAAATGGGCATGAATGAAATCGATTTTGGTCGATGTTCACCAAGGTATTGGCGCGCCCGATTGAATGGCATGCGCAATGCACAATATCAAGAATTTCAAAACCAATGGGAAATGACCCGATGGATGGCGGCCACAATTATTTCACCGCATTTGAAAAAACCCATTGCACCAAACAAGTTGATGGCATTTCCATGGGAAAAGATTGAACCTGATGATATTGTTGCAAAAATTACTCAATATGCGGATATATTTGCGAAGTTAACACCGCCAGCCGAAGCATGAAAGCCATAAATGCAGTATATAATATTTTGTCCAATAATTCAGCATTGACGGCGGTTGTTTCGACCCGAATCAATCCATTAAGGATTCCACAAGGGTCATCATTTCCGGCCATATCTTATCAATTGGTTTCAGTTGTTCCAAATCCATCAAAATCGGGGCCATCTGAATCGGATTTTGCAAGGATTCAAATCAATTCATTTGCTTTAACTTATCAAAGCGCGGTTCAAGTTGCTGATCTTGTCAGGGCCGCAATGGAAAAGACATTGCCAGCGACATTCAATTCGGTTTTTGTTCAAACAATTGAATATGATGGTGAAGCCCATTTGAGTGAAGACAATGCAGATTTTGCCGGTGTGTTTCATATTGCCCAAGATTATATCATTAATTACAACCGATAATGGCAAAAAGTCAATCACTAAATATTATCATCGGGGCCGACATTGAAAACCTTAAAAAGGGATTAGATGCGGCGGTTGTTGCAACACAAAAAGCGGGCAAAGATTTGTCAGGTGCCACCGGTGAGGCCATCAAAGGGATGCAAGATCAATTCGCAAAATTGGCCGCATCAAAACCATCGATGGCAACTGTGCGACAAATGCAAAATATCGCAATGACGGCCCGATCATTAGGACCCGAATTTCAACAATTTGCAAATGAAGTCATCAGGGAGGCCGGCCGGATCAAAGATTCAGTCGGTGACATGCGGGCGGAAATTGGCTATTTTGCCAGCGACACAAGACGATTGGATGCGGTGTTGGGTGGTGTTCAAGGTTTAGCCGGTGCATTTAGCGCGGTTGAAGGTGCCGCCGCATTGATGGGAATTGAATCAAAGGATCTTCAAAAAACCATGGTGCAATTGCAAGGTGCATTGGCCTTGGTTAATGGATTGCAAGCGATTCAAAATGCATTGCAAGCGGAAAGCGCATTCATGGTTGGGTTAAACACCGCAGCGGTGAGAATTCAAACCTATGTTATGGGCCAAGCAACAGTCGCAGCGCGAATTTATGCGGGGGCATTGATTGCAACCGGCGCGGGCGCGATATTGGTTGCCATTGGATTGGTAGCATCAGCATTTGGCAATGTCAAGGACAAAGCCAAAGAAACAACAAAGGCGGTTGATTCATTAACTCAAGCATACAAAAAGCAAGCGGAAACATCCAAAGATGCATCAAAAATCGGGATGGAAATTGCCGATCAATTGTTGAAAAAAGAATTGGATGCGGCAAAATTGCGCGGTGCGAGTGATAAAGAACAAACACAAATTGAAGTTGCATTTTGGCAAAAGAGAAAAGCCAATTTGGAATCCAATTTGGCCAATTATGACAAATATTCGGCCCAATATCTTCAAATTAGCCGGAACATAGCCGAAACCGAAAATAAAATTGAGGATTTACAAACAAATCAATCAATTGCAAATGCGGAAAAAAGGCGCGAGAATAAAAAGAAAGTTCAACAAAAAGAATTCGATGATTCAATTGCATTGATCAAAGCCCAGGGGCAAGCGACCAATGATGCGGAAAGATTCTTTATTGAACAAAATAAAAAGATAAAAGAAAAGGCCGCATCTGATTTGTTGAAATCAAAACAATTCAGCGGAACAAATATGATTGCCGGAACCGCGGTTCCACCGGTTTTGATTCAGGTTAAAATTGACGACAAAAGCCGATCGCAGATTGTACAAGACATGGACCAATTGACAACCGATATTGCAAAGTCAGTTGAAACCCTTGGTGAAGATTTGGCAATTGGTTTGGGCGAGGCATTGGGAAATGCATTGTCAGGGCAAGGCAATCCATTTGAAGATTTTGCAAAAGTAATTTTGGGGTCAATTGCTAACTTCATTAAAACAGTCGGAAAACAATTGATTGCATATGGTATTTCGATTTCAAAATTCAAAGCGGCATTTGTGAATCCGGCCGCAGCAGTTGCAGCGGGTATCGCAATGGTTGCATTGGGAACCGCAGTATCATCGCAATTGAAAGCCGGTCCATCGGTGCCAGCATTTGCCGAAGGTGGTATTGTTAGCGGTCCGACATTGGGATTGATGGGTGAATACCCCGGTGCGAGTTCAAACCCCGAAGTTATTGCGCCATTGGACAAATTGAAAACCTTGATGAAACCGGAACAATCATCAGTTGGATTTGTGGCATCAACAAGCATTCAGGGTCGCGATTTGGCGATTGTTTTAGAAAGATATAATAAAGATTCAAAGCGCGGGTAATGAGAAAATATGTCGGTTCATTCAAAAGCATTCAAAATGTAGTTTATAGGGTTGAACTTTGGGATGATCCATCAGGAACAACACCCGAAATTGCATCCCGTCTATATGCGGCGCGAGTTTTAGCGGCC